CCCTCGTTTATTTAGAGGGTGATGACCTTGCGGAACGCGTTGGCGTCGATCACCTGTGCGCTGTTCCGCCAAAGCGCCAGGAAGCCGCGCTGGCCGCTTGGGCGGTTGTTGCCCGTCGCAAACAGGTGCGGCACAAGCTCAACCGACATGCCAATGCGGTCGACGATCACGTACCGGGAGAAGTCCCCGATTACCGCGACGGTTCCGCCCGAGGCGACCGTGGTGCCCATGGTGGAGCACTCGTTCGCCTGGTATCCGAGCAGGTTGTAGCCGGTGTTGCCCGGAGTCGGCACGTTGTTGGCGAGACCTTTCTGGAGGTTCTCCGTCCAGAGATTCGCTCCACCGGCCGTATCGAACTGGCGGATCCGGTTGTAGATCGACCGGTTTGCCACCCACTGAGCACGAGGCCGGTAGCGAGGCGGCAGTTCCTCTTCGGCCTTGTAGATGTCGGCAACTGCGATGACTGCGGTACCGGCGGTTTTGAACGAAGCAGTCCCGCCGATCAAGACGCCCTGCGGTTCATCGACGCCGTCGCCGAAGGCGAACTTGACCGCCTCGAGGTCATCCTTGGCCTCCTGGATCATCGACGTGATCTCAGCCTGCAGCCCGGTCCAATCCTGACCCAGCTCGACCGAGAACGGGATGAAGCAGTCCGCCCGCTCGGGATGGATCGAGGGCTGTTTGAAGGTCGGCGAGTTGTCTTCGACCTCGCTGGCCTCAGTGGTGTAGCGCGCCGTCACGCCAGCCGAGGTGATTCCCTGCCAGTTGTCGGTCACGACCTGCTCAACGCGCGCGATGGCCCGCCAAGGGTTCACCGAGTGGTTGGAGGTGTGGACGACGCTCGGGTCCAGGGTGAACGGAATGGCGTAGCCACCCGCTTCATTGGACGTCGAAAGGGCGCGAGACTCGGAGTCGGTCAGCGGCTTACCTTCAACCGCCTTGCCGAACGCACGAGAGTAGGTCGGAGAACCGGTCTCCAGCAGGTGCCGGGCCAGCTTTCCGTCCTTTGTGTCCTTCGTCTTGAGCAGACGCTCGACGTTGCCCTGAGCGTCCTCCTTCGAGATGCTCTCGGACGGGTACGTACCCCGCTCGATCGCCTCCAACGCCCGGTCACGCATCTCGTGAACCATGCCCTCGGGGCTGGCTGCTGAGGTGCGGATCGTGCTGAGGTCGTAGATCTCCTCACCGCGGATACGCGGCTTCTTGACCTGGAAGCCGAGCTCGCGGTTCTCTTCCGTCTCGGACTCCTCCTCAACGACTTTGCGCCGGGCCTCGAGCTCTTCATCGAGCCGAGTCAGGTCTTTCCGCTCATTGACGAGCGATTTGAACTCGCTGCGGAGGCCGTCCGGGAGGGGCTTGCCGTTGTACTCGTCGTCAATCTCTTTGAGCCGGCCTCGAATCTCATCAAGGCGTGCTCGTATCTCGTCGGGGGTCATGGAAGATCCCACTCCTTTTCACTCTCGTCCTCGAACCAGCGGTCTTCGCGGTCCTCTGAACCAATTGACATAGGGGTGGTGGCTGGACTCCCGTCCTCGGAGTGAGCACGCTCGGCTCCGTCTTGGGACTCGTCTTTCTCAGGGGCCTCTTCGGCACCCTCCTGCTCGGCGGAGTGAGCTTCCTCGGCTCCGTCGTTTGAAGTTTCTTTCACCTCCGGGCTTTGCTCCTCGTCCAGCAGACCCCGGATGCGATCAGGGTCGGCTCGCACCCATTCGGTGAAGAGCTCGACCAGCTCGGGGACCTTGCTCGGGTCCTCCTTGGCGCGCTCCACGAACATCCGATCAGTGAGCGAGCGAGTGCGTACTCCGGCGCTGGCGCCCGCGTAGGCCGGGAAAACCACCGGGCCGCCCTCGTAAAGCTTTAGCTCTTCGATCGTGCGTTCGGGCAGGCCCTCCGGGTTGTCATCAGAAGGGTCGGGTTCTTCGTCGAAGGCTTCCTTGACGACGCGGAATTTGAAGCTCGATCCGTACTGGCCTTCTTCGAGCCCTGGAACAAGGTCGCGGTTATAGGTGGTGTCGAAGAGTTCGGGCTCGTCGTAGCGAACGCCCTTGTCGTCTTCCACGAATTCCGGCTTGGCCAGCGGCTTCTCGCCGATCGAAGGATCGTGCCCATGATTGAAGAGCACCCGCATGCCCTCGCGGTTCTCCTTCAGGGTCTTTTTGGCTGCCCCAGGGGCGACTCGCTCAATGAAGCGACCCTCGAAGATGGAGTTGATCTCGGTCGGTTCATCGAACCGCATCATGTAGCCGGTGAGCTTTGGCATCTTGCCGTCTTCAGCGGCTCGAACCTCAAGCCCGGGCTGGGCGGCACGCACCAAGCCATCTTTCGGGGGATGGATCTGTTTGCCCATAGCGGGGTGGTGTTCCTTTCAATCCGTTTTCACCCCGGCGCCGGGGTCGTGAACGGTGGCTTTGAGGCGTCGGCTCTAGCTGCGGCTAGCCGAGTGCTTCGAGCATGTGCTGACAGCCCTCATGGAAGGGCGGCTCGGGTGCTGAAGTGGCGGGGAAGACTTTGCCCTCGAGGGGCGCGCAGATCGGGACTTTCGTCCCATGAGAAGAGACCCGGACGAACCCGCCCGCCGCGGCGGCCTTAACACCGCGCGAGGTTGCCCTACGGCCCAAGATGCCCGCCTGATTTGCAGCATAAGCACCGATGGCCCAACGGCGTTCTGCCTCGTCTACGAAACCGGTCACTGCGTCTTGGCTGAGATCGTCCAAGTTGTCCTGGTCGACTTCCGGAAAGGCTTTCTTGCTCCGAACTTCGGCTTCGGTGATCGAGGCAGAAAGCTTCTCTTCCAACGACTCAGCAAGACGTTCGGCACCCGGGCTACTCCGCTGCGCTTCGATGTCCTTGACGGCGTTGTCGTATGCGGCGTCATAGGCGACATAGATGGCATCTGCAACACGCTCTCCGCGGAGACTGCTCAAGGCGGTCAGGGCCTTACCGAGAAGGCTCTCGCGATTGCCAACCGTGGCTTCTACAAGTAGTGAGCGGACTTCGGCCTCAACGGCTTCGAAGCGGCCGACAATCCCTCTGAGGTCGGCCTCGCCGGGTGGAGACGTATCCGCTGAGCGCGTCAGCAGGGCGCGGGCCGACTTTTCTTCCGGTGCTTCGCTCGCGGGGGCACCGTCTTTGGGTTCGCCAGCGCCGGGCTTCTGAAGTTGGACGCTGAACAGGCCGGAGTGGGTAAGGCGCTTCAGATCCCCCGCGGTGACTGCATCGACCACAGACCCTGGCTCGTACCCTGCCTCTGCGAGAGCCTTGATCGCCTGGGCATTGGTCGCCTGGGTTTCCGCCGCCTCCTTCTGGTCGTCGGCGAGGAACGGAATGTCGCGATCGTCGTACCAGAGCTCCGCTCGAGGGGGGACACGAATGATCGAAGAGAGCGAGGCAGCGATGTTGCGCCAGAGCGGACGCATCGTGCCGTCGGCGAAGCGCCGGCGGGCCTGCGAGTAGTTCGAGTACGTCGCCGCCTGTAGGCCCTCAGAGAGCCCAACGATGACTGGGGGGACGCCCGCCGCGGCGGCGATCCGCGTCTCCCCTGCGCCGACGACCTCCTTGAAGGCGACATCCTTCATGTCGGAACCGACAGGAGTGGCATCTGCGCCACCGCCGAGATAAAGGGTTCGGTAGGCGTTCGCCGCGCCGCCGATCCGCTCTTCCATCATCGCGATCCACGATTCGACGGCTTTCTGATCAAGGCCAGGGTCGAACTTGACGACGAGATTGACCGTGGCGCCCTGCTCGAAGAACTTGAGCTTGTGGGTCATCGCAGCTTGGTCGCCCATGATCTCCCGGATTACCGGAGTCAGCCACGACATGCCTCTGAAGTTGGCGAGGGGATCCGGATATGGCGCGTAGTGGGCGACCTCCTCCGGCAGGAAAAATTCCGATTCGCCCATCGGCGGCTTGTAGCCATAGCCGATGACTTCGGTATCCCACGCGGTTGAGGCGTTCCTCGGGTCTGATTTCGACCCTAGGACGATCACCACGTACTCGGGATGCAGACGGTGGATCTGATTGTTGCGCCGCACGCCGTACCAGTTGCCAGCAAGGTCGCCGTCCTGCATGACTCGAGCCAGTAGGTCCCCGGTCGTGCTGTTTGGCGCCGGCTTCTCGAGCGGGACCAGATCCGTGGTACCGAAGTACTCGCCCGGGCGTCCGCTTTCCAGCCGCCGGTACTTGAACCGCGCCTCTTGAAAGAGGAGCTGACGGACCATCATGCACGCGAAGACGACGCCGTTCTGCTTGTACGCAGCCTGAGCAAGCCCTTGGAAGTCCCCGCCGATCTCTTCAACCGTGGTGCCCAAGGTCTGCGTCGGCTGGACTGGGTAGTTCAGACCTTGGTAATTGAAGAATTCGATCAGTTCATCGAGGCCGAAGACCGATGAGCGTTTACCCAAAGCTTGGAAGAGCTTCGTCATGGGCTGTACTGCGTGGGGTTGGGCCAGCGGGGCACCGCAGAGCGTGCTGCATCGACGGGCTTGACAAGCGAGGACGGCACTGGCGATTTCGGGAACTGGCCGGTCTCAACCCACGAGCGACAGACCGGCTGATGACCGCCACAGCCGGTCTGGACAATCCTGCGCTTGGCGCCCTCCCGATACCAGTGCAGATGGAGCATCAGAAGTCCACCCCAAAAGCTCCAACCACGACGGCCAATAGCCCGACGCCAACGAGGACCCATGCGCCGAGCAGCCACGCGAGACCGGCGACAAGAAGGAGGGCGCCGAGGGCCGTCAGCCCGAGCGCAAGCTGCTTTCGATTCGGCATCGGTGGCCCTTTCAGTCGATCAGCGAGGATTGCCCCAGATCGCAATCGGGGCCTTCGGTTTGTCGTGCTCGTCGACCGCCACGGAGTTCCCCATCAGCAGCCCGGTCAGGGCGTCGATCGGGTACTTCTTGCGCTTCTCGCCCTTCGCATCGGGCGGGCGGTCGTAGCGGTACTTCTCGGCCATCGTTTTGCGCCGGACTGCATTGAGGACGTGAGAGCGGAGGTCGGCGTTGCCGTCATGGACGAACCAGCCGTTGCGGATCGCTTCGTCGAGCCTGGCCGCGGCGAGCGACATAGGCGCGTTGTCCTGCGTGTGTTCGATGAAGTGGAACTCCACGCCGTCCTGATGCGGATGTTCGCCAGCATCGAGGAGCTGCGCCATCTGCTGACCCGATGCATTCGGATCGAAGGCCCACCCGTGAGGGCCGTATCTCCGCTGCAGCTCAACGAGGCCTTCAACGACCTCTTTCTCGCGCACCGGAGGCTCGAAAACCTTCACGCCCGAGATGACGCGGCGGGTGTCCGACTCCCAGACCAAGACCCCCATTGCCGTGCAGTCGATCTGCCAGCCGAGGTCCAGCCAGCCGATCGACCACGCGGAGTGCTTGCCGTCCACCCCCTCCTCGAACAACGCATCCCACTCTTCAGGTGAGATCCCATCGCCCTCGATTCGAGTGGCGATGTTGCAGACGAACCGCTTCCAGTGCGCGGGCGAGATGGTCGGCGAGTCGTGCTTCGCCGCCAACGTTTTCTCGGTGATCGACGGGAGCGGGTTGGCGAGCTTCACCACTGCCATGTCGGTCACATCGTCTTCGGAGGCAACGTGGTAGTCGTGCAAGACCATCCCGCCACCGACTGCCCGGATATGACCGGGCATCGTGTCGATGTCATCGGCCTGGGCCCGGTGAAGGCTGCGGACCTCCTCGAACTCCGTATTCGGTTCGCCGGCCGTCGAGATCGCGGTGAGCTGACCGCCGCGCTTGTCGAGCTTTCCTCGCCAGGTCCGGTAGAGCCTCAGGTCCCTATGGCGGTGCAACTCATCGAGCAGGCAAAGGGTCGGGATGACGCCGTCGCCCGTTCGATCGTCAGCAGCAAAAACCTGAATACGGCCCGAGCTCCGAAGACACGAGATCCGGCGGTAACCATCGAAGACCCGGAACCGCTTGTCGAATCCCGGCGAGCGACGAACGAAGCCGGCAGCCTGGTCGTGAAGGATCTGGCACTGGTCTCGAGACGAGGCGCCGATCGGCACCATCGCGTCCGGGGTGTAGTCGCCGTGGTAGAGAGCGACTCCACCAAGCAGAGTCGTCTTGCCGTTCCCCTCGGGGAGGATCAGCCAGACCTCTTGATGGCCCCCGAAGAGATCCTCGACGTATTCGAGCTGAAAGTCCTCCGGATCCCAATGCGATCCGTTGTCGAGAACCATCAGCCGGGCGTATGCCCGGAAGTGCTCGACCGTGAAAGGTTTAGGCCGCTGTGCGCTTCTTCGCGAGCTCGTCTTCTTGGTCGAGCGCGTCGAAGGGGTCGACCTCTTCGTCTTCGTCGCTGGTGGCAAGGTTGATGGCCTTTCGTCCCCGCGGCGTCAGCGCGAGTTGATCGGCCA